GCAATTGTTGTCAACGGACCAGAAATGGTCCCAGACTTATCTTCATATTCGTCCTTACTTTGAACAGCTAATCCAATTGTTGGACCAGCCATTTCAATGTCTGTCATATATGCAAACACCGACAAAGTAATGTCGGATACGGAACCAGAGGCTCCTTGTAAAGCTGAATACTCTTGAAAATATAGAGTACCCATAGTTTGCATTTCAGATTGGGAGTTTAGGTTTAGCCACTCTCCAGGCCAAATGAAAGGGAGCGTCATCTCAACAGTAGTTGCTTTTTGTGGCTCTATGTAGACGCCAGGCAACTGAGATGCCGTCAGACGAATATAATTCGTCGAGGTGGTTCCCTTATTCATAGGTTTGTAGTACATTCGAAGCATACCATAATTGAATGATGACCCATTCAGGGTCACACGAATTTTCAGGTTTGCACGAATACGACTGAAATAATGCAACTTCGTTAGAACATATGGGTTCTGTGTAAACAGATCCCAAGGCTGTAAACTTTGAGAAAAAGTTGAAGTCGACCAAGTGTAAGCTGCTATCTTAACCGGACGCTCTAAATAGCGTCCAAGTGATGCAGTAACATCTTGTCCGACAGCCAATGCTCTTGACGTAGTTTGGGAGAGATCATTTGTCTCACCATGCATATCATCGGTAAACCGAATAATTTCAGCACGCACATCGTCCCCTTCCGGATTCACTTCGGTCATTGGGGCTGATATAATATCAGTCGATTGCACTACAGAGCGACATTCACAGTCGCGGTGGGTAGGCTCTGATAAGATTCCACATCTATAACAGAGATTAATTGTTTGCTTCTTGTTGGGCAAGCAAAACCCAGTGTAACAAATATTTCCGAGTAAAACATATAAAACGCAATGTGAGTCGTATACTCAATGACTCACGGAGTTTGTACCTTGACTTATGTACCAACCAACATTTCTGTAAAAACAGATTTTGAGGAACGCTCGGGTAGGTATACACTATACATCCACACTTATGACATCTAAAGATACTATTTACGTCACACAGTAACTACATATAATGGTGATTATTTGGTTTCGGACTACGCCTCGACCCCATCACCAGGGCCGTATTTCGAGAAGCATTCAAAGCATACTCGATCATCTGAATTAGCACGATATGCACTCAGAAGTTGCTCCCACGTAGGGAAATCGTGCTTATATTCAGGTTCCAAATCGCATTCAGCAATAATTTCCAAACACATCTTCCGCTTCTGTTCAAAAATTTCTCTTCCATAGAAGAAATATTCATGGACTGCATTGTCCAGAACTTCAACGGCATGCTCACGAGGCCCAAGGACCTTGTTTGGAACAAAATTGGTCAACATTTTCGCAATTGATGCCTCCTCAATAGGAGCAACATGAGAACCTAACTCAGGTTCATAGCGCCAACGTCTCTTTAAAAAAGACGTCTCGTTGACATGAATGAATGGAATCGATTCAGTTTCCTTGTCAGCCATGGTGTATTTCACACCAACTTCGGCTAACTTCTCAACCAACACAGTGTGATCAAAATTGGTCACACTGCGATGGACTCCCATAATGTTATCGTCACCATAAGTAGCGACGGCAACATTCTCAGTGAACTTAGACAAATCATTCCCCGCAACACGCCAAACATATCTCAACAATAATGAATTCACAATACTATTGATTGTTACAGTGAGGGGTTGTCCTGATGGATTTGAGCCAAAAAACTCGACTATATCTCCATTAAAGTTCACTAGGGGAAAAGCTACATCATAAGCAATACCTTGAACAACAATTAGTTGTTCAGGTGCCCATCCTGCAGCCTTGAGAATTCCAATCACAACATCAAATGCACCCAAGATAATTTGGGGTGACATATTCTTATCAAATTTAGAGTAGTCACCAGCAATCATTCGGTCTTCACCGAACTTAGTGATGTGATGATAAATATCATCCCACTCAATTGATGTCGCATTGGTACCGGGCATTGCTTCTAGAGCAAACCGGTTCTTCTGAGCCAAACGAATAAAGGACAGCAAGTACTTTCGAACAACGAAACTCCAATCGGCTGGCGCACCAGCAAATACACGAGTTTTCTTTGCTAAAATCTTTGCCTCTGTTGTAGGTTCATCCTTAAGATGTCCTGTAAACAAAGGCATGACTCGCTCTCCATTTTTGTATCGAGCTAATATATCATCAACTCGATTGTAGAAGTTGTCATCAAAATCAACACAATCTTGCCAGATATCATGTTGACCGAGATACTTCAAACAGTTCCTTTTCTTGGTGCTCCATGGAAAACCCATGGAAGATTTTCGATTCATCTTATCGATATACTTAACACCAGGCAGTCCATTCACAACAGCTAAATCCTCTAGAATCACCAATTCAGATAAATCATTTGGATTAATTGCTTGGAGTATGTCTTTCGTAAATGATTGAACACACTCTTTCAAAATGGTACTGCTCATTTGGAACTTCTGAGACACAATGTCTACTGCTCCAATTCGCCAAGGCTCCCATCCTCTCATGGCTGGTTTACCATAAGTGTCTTTATAGCCTCGAGCTACAACAGCATCTCGAATGAACGTTTTCGCAACACGAGATTTATGTGCAACACGTCCCAAGACACTTCCATACACATTAGCTTGTCCCTCGTCAATATAACGAAAAACACTCTTCATGTGAACTGGAGTGATGGTGATAAATTCACCTTTCTCGTCCTTAATATGTGGTTCTGAACTTTGAACCACAGGACGAAATTCCGCACAAGCTCTATCGTAGATTTCACGATCAATCTGCACTGCAGAAATTTCGTGACTAAATCCACCAGTTTGGTGCAATCCTAATAATACAGGACCAACTTGAGTGAACCCGATCAAGGGTGCTCCACACCATCCATCAGCTGTATTTGCGGCACATTCACCCACCCATGAAGGGTAGGATCTTTCAAAATCTCTTACCCAAAGACTTGGGTTCTTGGCTAATGCACGTGTTTCCAACAGTTTCATATTACCACTTTCTTCACGAACAAAGTACATTCCTGAGCACAATGCTTGGAATGAACTAGTTGCCAACAATCCCGTCAAATCTTTCTTCGGTGGCAAGTTCTGAATTTGGAAGAACGCCAAATCACGCTCAGGAAATCTCTTAATGTCACTCTCTTCTAATGTGAAAGTGATATTTGGAGATATCCCTTGGCACACTGATGTGTGCACAACGTTCACTGCATACTCAGTAGCATCGCGTTGAAAATTGTGTTCAGTGGTAGCATATAGCTGACCTCCTAGACAAATGGCTCTACCTTTTCGATAAATCCGCTGTCCATCTACAATACGTTCAATACGCATATAGATCACATTCTTCGCAACGATCTCTTGCATCTGAGATTGAGACATACCTTTCCACGATTTCGTATCCTTGCCAATATCAAATTCGGCAGGTTCATAATCATCTTTAAACCATGGGTTTGGTTTCTCATCCTTAGCTTTGATACGTGTACCAACATCATCAGTTGTACCCTGGACTCGAGGACCCTCCTCTTCTTTCTTCTTTTCTGGCAACATATTTTTTACCAAAATCACACCACCTACAGCAGTAGTGAGAAAAGCAAGGGTCTTAATCAACTTGGAGTGCTTAGACCAGAAAGAGCTGCAAGTTTCACCAAAAAGAGATAGGCGTTCTTCAACTGCCTCCCTCTCGTAAGTAAAACGATCACGAAAAGTTTCGCAAGCTCCATTTGCTCTCACACGAATGAGTGCAAGGGATTCCTCACAAGTATCTCTCGCATCACCAATCGCAAGACGAATTTGTCCTCGGATCATATGACGCGCAATCCTGTGATGTAGACCATTCCAGTTTTGATGCATATAAAATGCACCTGATGCGGCAGTAATCAAACTAGCCAACACAAAAACTTTCTGTCCACAATCGGAACTTTGGACTCGAGCACACTTGCACATCTCTTGCCGAAACATGCATTGTTTACAGATCGCAATGCTCTTGTATGAAGAGAGTGAGTTCAAAACTGATGTCTCATGATCCTTCTTTCTCTGACTTTCAACAGCCACAAGATTCAGGAATTCATCAATATCAGTAATCTCACGCTCAACCACAAGTTCATATGATTGTTTTCCAGCATCATCAACTGCTCTTGCTCTCTTGATAATAAAATCCCAGAGATTTGGAAAACAACCCTCAGGCGTAATAGCCTGAGAAACTTTTTGTGGATCAAGCATACGCAAGTTACTTGTTCCAATACAGGAATATTCTTCCTTAGGAACAACCTCAACATGCATATCAAACCGTCTCATAACTGCCAATGCGCTACTATAATAAGCACGCGCATGCAAGTCCTCCACATTAGTGGTTGAGACAACCGTATCGCATTTAACTGGCTTACATCCCTTACCGTCTAAATCGGCTTGGGGAGCGTTGTATGCAACAGGGCTAATGATACACTGCATTTCTTGCATGGATCTGTCAACCAAATTTCCATCTGGTCGTTTGGCAGCCATCTCATCAAGTACTAAGAACCAACATTGTGATTCAAAACCACTCCAAAATTCATCATCAAATACACGAGTGAATTTGTATTCTTCTCCCAATGGGAGTCCTCGTGCATTTCCGATGTAAGTCATAATCATATCGGTCAATCCACTTTTTCCAATGGACGAACCTCCATACAACTTAATAGAATAAGGAGTCGGTCTACTCTTTTGAGCTGCCTTTCTTGTTTGCTCTTTAGCTTGCAGAATTCTCAATTCACTCATTAACTTTTGCACAATCTTGAAATCGGCACTGTCAATAAGCTTTGCTTTACGGGCATGTTTTTCAATACATGCACCTTCTTCTAAAGCCTCAGTAATTCGGCCTAGATACTCGTGCATTGAGAGTCCTGCTGCTTCAGGGTTGACCATCTTATATGAGTCTTCCTTAACACGGTAGACTTTTGTGGCCCACTCTCTGTAACTCTTTGATGAGCACAGAAGCACGTTCCAATCGCCTGTTTGATAAACATCATACAGACGTACAGCTACATATGAAAATCCATCAATAACTGCTAGCAAGAAACCTGCTTTGTTAGAGTGTTTATTTCTCTCAGCCTCAGCAACGGCTCGAGAGAAATCACATGATTGGAAGGTGATTCCCATAGGTTCTAGAATCGAGAACGACAATAGATAGTAGAAGATCTTTTTCAATTTCTTCACCAACAAGTTGTTCTCAAGAGATTCTTTCACAGATAGGATTTCTTGAATACGTTCAAAAATGGTCTGTTCCTCATCGGAGGATTGGACACAATGGAAAATTTCTTCAAGAATTCCACGAACAAAATTAGTCACAGATTTAATCACTGAGGCCATGCTTTTGCCTTTTACAGCATGCACAAAACTCGTGACAGCATCAAACAGATCTCCATAATAGTGAGCATTGCTAAAACGCTTAATTAAAAGCATCACAGCCTCAAACACCATCATAAGATAATCCGGAGATAAAGTGACTTGACATTGGTCTCTCACATGGTTATACCCCACATCAAAACCTGTTCCGCGTGCCCTGCGGGCACCTCCTCGCAAAAAGGCGGTGCGCATCTTGATAATATCACCACTATGAATATTGTATTCAGAGAGGTGCAAATCACATTCTCGGGGAAGTGGCTTCATTCCATAATATAGTGAGCAAGATAATTGCTTACTACTGGAAAGACACGGTATACGTGAATTATTCCACTTATTCACGCGAGCATCCACAACATTGTACAACTCTCTGAGTGTACTGGCTTTCACTCCGGTTGAAAACGCGGAGGAATTACATTGAACATAAACATAAAAATCAGCTTTCTTATCTTTGTAATGACAAGTGCTGACATCATGTTCACCAAGATACGGCATCTTCCAACTACATACGACACTGCGTACGTTGGCCTGATTGGCTCGTTCTCGGGCTTTCTCACAATCTAAATAGATGCGAGACTTCTTAAAACTCTTTCGAGATGATCGAGATTCAAGGGACACTTCAATTTCACTGATAACTTTGTTCATTAGAGCGCTTAGTGGGTTCATTGTATTGTTGTATCTGGTTTTTAATTAGATATTATTTCACCCTCTGTCAGGGATATCCGATTTTTAGTGCTTGGTAGACACCGACGATTCAGAATTCGTCAATCTGGGTTTTTACCTGATTAGTAACTTTGCTACCTCATCGTATGTTCAAAATCATACATATATAACAGCTCACGCCTTTCGGTGAAGAGGACTTTCACATACCCACGCATCCGCGTTTGTTCCTCATCGGTGCTGAAATAATGTAATCTTTCGACAGAGTAAATTCTATTCCATAGTCTGATTGCATTGTACTTTCTGCCTTTTCACATATAGAAACGTAAAGTTCCTTAATTTTTCGTTCTCACTGTCTTGGCAGACATGAGATATGTTCTAAATTTTTATTTTGTTTTTTCAAATTTTTCTTGAGTACTACTACAAAAAGATAGTACTAAACATAGACTAAAACGGATAACATAATAAACATGTATAAAGGAGTTCAGAAATGCGAAAATTTAAATTCAACATTGAAATCTGATCAGTGTTCAATTACCATACAGTTCAAGTTTCATGATCTTGAACAGCTTCTTTGAAGAAAGTATTTTCACTCGCCCAATTGGGCACACTAGTGAGATGAACTATTTCTCACCAGTGTAAAAAATGACTGGAAATGTCTTGTATATTCAATAGGATGACATTGAACATCCTAATCAAGGGGCTACTATTCCTTATAGATTTCAAATATAGAGACGCTTTAAAGGGACAGGTACGTGCATTCACGTAGCTTCCTGGCATCGCCATAGATGGATCACGTGAAAGTTCATAACTTACCTCTCATATTTTTGTTATAGCAGAACGTCAAAACTGCAGTAGAAAATAATGTGGAGTCAACACTTACAGCCTAAAAGGCCATAAATAACAGGATTATAAAA